GGATCATAGACTTCAAACACCTTGCCTTCAGGCCCATATGTTTCAGCGCGAGCACCGGCATAAATTCCACCTTCTCCAGTATAGCCTAGTCTTTTTATCTGCTTAGCCATTTTATACACTCCCTGCCCTTGAATAGGCTGGATTCATAGCGTATTTTGTTTTTGTAGTTGTCCCTGTTGGGACTCTTTGCATTGATGTTCCCGTTGATGTAGTTCCACCACCTGTCTGTGACTGAGTCCCTGACGTACTTTGAGTTCGTTTCATCGTTGCAAGATACTCGTTCATATTGGATTCAAACTCTGTCTTGTATTTATCAAGACTGGCCGCATACGTCATCCGTGCCTTATCTTGCTCTGCCGAGTATTCAGGCCCGTACTGTGACATTGCTTCTTTCTGTGCGGCAAGGCCTATATTGCTTATCCCTTCCCCGTATCCGCTTAATGCCTGTCGGGTCATCTGCCCTCTCACCGCCTTGTTCCCTGCGTAACGGGTTTCCATAAGCGTTCGATTCAATGCTCTCTGTAACCGGCTCATCGGGACAGACATTGAGATTTCCCTTAATTCGCCTACCCTCTCTTCGTCATACTCCGGTTTCTGATATTCAGGCAATGCGCCCATCGTGGGCCGTGGCATCGTAGGAATTGCAGTTGAAGAAGAATAACCAGTAGTCCTTGAATACGAAGGCTCCCGTCGCGTTGAACTTGTTGTCGTTACAGGCTCCATAGAATAAGTAGGAGTTTGCGTTTGCTCTGTCTTATAATATTTGTTATCGCTTGCCTTAGCCTTGGATACATCAGGAGTCTGACCAAATTTAGAATAATCTGCTCCATATGTTAGTGCCATCTTATACCTCCAACCATTCCTTTATGGTCTTTTCTGATATTGCTTTATAATTGCATTTGATACAGCTTATTCGTGTTGTTCCCATGCCACCACATTCTACCTTTACGGTTAAATTGCTTCTGCAATCAGGACATCTACCCTTGATAATGTTCGTTTTCGTTTCAACGTGCTTACCCTTTATCTTCAATCTTAAGCTCCTTGAACCATTCTTCAACAGTTTTTTCGGTGTATTCTTCCACGCCACATTTGCAAATCCATGAAGTCGGATATATCGTATCGCCTATCTTCCGTGGCATGGGATTGAGTTTCATCTCTTCGCCGCACTCATCACAAGTAGGACGGGTTATATTCCCCCACGGTGTATTGATACCGCTTATCATTACGTCCATTTCATCTTTATCAAATACCTTCAGGTACATATGATAGGCAACGGTTATATTGTTTGTCACTCCCGTCTTTATGAAGATATCTCTTGCTTTTGCCACTTCATTTATTCGTGCTTGAAATTCTCCCAAGTTTAACTTTTTCATAGTTTCCCCTATAGTGCCTGTGGTGGACAGCAACCAGCGGTTATCTGTGCTGAATCTCGTATATCCCCATTTTTCGCAGCAGCGGCACAATCGTCAATAGCTAATTGTTGTGTCCCGTGAACAGAGGTGATAATTGAGTATGAGTTAGGTGTATCAGAATTACAACTAGCGCAGTATGCCCAAACACCACCGCTACAGGCATAGTCATAATATGTTCCATCGCATTTAGTGTACCATAAGCAACAGTAGTAATTTCCATAATAGTTGTCTGATACGCAGTTATGTGCCCACGCTCTATCCCTAGTATCACAACCTCCATAGGAGTATGCATTTATTGATATATCCAAAGAATCACATACATCACCCTCTACGGTTAAAGTAATCGTGGGGTTATTCGCACATTCTGCATTTGTACTCGGTGCGGTGTAATCGACCGATGTTCCCGTTGCCGCTGACAATTCGCCACCACCTGATGCTATTGCCCAATTATATGTGCATCCATCTGCGGCTCCGGTTGCGGTAAGAGTTTGCACTTCATCGACTGACATGCCCTGTGTGGTATAACCTATGGAGATTCCAGTACAACCACAACAATCATCACATTCTCTCAGTTGCTTATTACCGTGCGAACCCTGTACGGGATTGACTAATTTAGTTACAATACCAAACCTACCCCCCGGAGAACTGCCACCAGAGTATGTCGCCAACATCAAAACATCATAAGAGCATATCCCATTTACATTACACCCTTCAGGAACTGTGACGCATAGTTGATTACCAGAAAGAGTAAATTCTATGCATGGGTCACAAAAAGCGGTATCTATCCCAACTATTGGGTGAGTTGGATATAGAGTCGTACACTGTGTAGTTCCCTCGCAATAGCAAAGCTCCCCTCCACAATAGAATACTATTTCCGAAGGGGTCTTTACGGGTATCCCACCAACAGGCATCCCCGGATAATCAATACCTTCAGGATGATTAGTAGGATGATAGTGTTGCATAGCAGAGTAGTCATCACCCCTATACGGTTTCTCAAATTCAGAATGTTTCTCTACCTGCAACTCCCACGCAGCTTTATTGGTGACTCGTTTCATCATCTCCGGGTAAGACTTTGATATGTAGGGTTTTCTCCCATACTCGCGATTCACTATTGACTCCTCACTATAAAAATGTTACTATTGTTTGCGGATAGGGTAGCACCCGAAAAGCTGAGCCACTGGTACTTGGCCTTCCGCACTTCAAAACTTACCAGAAATCTTAACCAGGAGATTATATCATGTCTAACAAATTTAAAGATATCACAGGTCAAACTTTTAATCGTCTTTTCGTAATCTGCAAAACAACCCCTAACAAATGGAATAAGGCACGATGGAAATGTAAGTGCTCTTGTGGAAATTTTATTGATGTAGATGGTGAAAGTCTTAAAAGCAAAAACACTCAAAGCTGTGGTTGCCTTAATAGAGAACGTAGTCACGAGGCTAACCACAAGCATGGATTGTGTGGCACTCCAGAATACACATCGTGGTGTCAAATGATAAGTCGTTGTCATTGCCCGACTGCTAAATACTTTTTCAATTATGGAGGACGAGGTATTGAAGTTTTCCCAGAATGGAGAGAAGATTTCATGTCCTTTTACAATCACATCGGAGCAAGACCAACTGTTAAACATACCATAGAGCGAATTGATAACAATGCTGGTTACTTTCCCGGCAATGTTCGATGGGCAACAAGACGAGAACAAGCTAACAATACCAGACGCAATCAGTTTATAACTGCCAATGGAGAAACGCATACAATAGCACAGTGGGCTAGAATTACTGGCATCTGCGCCGGTACGATTTATAGTCGTATCAGACTTGGATGGAACCCGGTAAAAGCTGTTATTTAATATGTACTCTTTCATTGCCCTTCAATTTCCTGTATTTCGTGTCCACGATCTAATAAATACAAAGTCTGACTTACTGTATTGTTTTGATACTTCATTGTTATATGTTGGCCTGTCAGATTGAAATTCTCTCTATGTCGTCTGATCGTCTGGTTTGTAACTTCCGCTGTCATTGATAACGTCTTTACAGTTTGAGCGATTGAGTTTATAGAAGGAGTCAAAGTTAAGTCTCCTGCGGTCTGTACCTTCGTTCTAACGACCCCTTCTCCGATGAAGATGTTCATGCCATGCCCACTTAGTTCTTCGATTGTATAGGCATCTATGGCCGCTGAAACGTCATTTGTAGTTGTGTTTAAAAGATATGTGAACCCATCCGCTACACCACCGCCTACCTGTAAAATAGGATTATTCCCTGAAGCGGCTTCTACGTTTGCCATACATGCTAATTGCGGTGTTCTTGAATCGAAACTCCACGTACCATCTTCTAAATCGTAAACCGGGAAAAGATTACAGGTTGCCGAATAAATTTCATAACCTTCACCAGACGCCATTATATCGGTATCAATCGATAATGTCGTGGCACTATCAATAGCAGTAATTAATGCACTCGTAGAATCCGTAGTATTATAAACTGTATCCCCGACTGCTATCGTATGGGCAATGGGATGTCCAGTTACACTCTTTCTTGTTGAAAAAGCTCCTGCGGTATCAACTAATTTATCGCCGGTTGTGCTGGTCGCCGTTGAGGTCTGAACCGATATCCCTACTACAATACCTAAGTTTATTGTGTTTTCTGAAGGATCGTCTGACATCCAGTGATCGTTATCGTACCCCCTTCGGATACATTCGCTCTCCTGTGGATTGAAATAGTTCTTAATGTCTCCCGTTATATCGGTAACGTATCTTCCGTCACTCATAAAGACACCCTTATGACTTACCCAGAAGGCTATCTTGGTAATGACCTGATCTGTTGGGGTTCCTACTCTACTACCATCAATCACAACAGCACACTTAGAATTGAGTATTCCTATTTCAGTAGATAAGACTAATTTACCGAATGTGGGAGGGGAATACCCCTCGAATAGCGTGAGGCATCCCCCCTCCTTTCCTTTTTCTTCTTGCCATGCCATCAATTCATTATTGAATGGTTTAGCACAAATCACTTTATTGTCCCGTCCATCTCCGGCTTCAAGTACTCCCGTTCCATCGTATCCATTTAAAACCTGTGGTCTGTGTAAAGCCGAAGCGAATAAGAATCTATCCCCGAACCCGTAGACCATCCTGTTTTTCCATGCCGAACTTACAACTCCCTTAGTCCCGTGATCGGCTATCTTAAAGTACGGTTGGTACGAAAGACTGATTATCACGTCATCATTCAAAGTCTTATCGACTTCAAAGTAATACCAGTAGGCATAGACCCCTGAGTTAAAGGCTGTCTTGAAAGCTGCCTTACGTGGGAATGTCACCCATCCGGGCTTACTCATACCTGAAGAACCATCTGATACAGTTCCAACGGTAGAGAATGCCGCACCTGTCCAGTAGTACATTGCATCGATAGTCGTAGTCCCGGTCGTATTTGGCTTGGCCCCAGGGTCAACATAAATTGCATTAATTGGATCTGCGGTGGCGAAATAGACCTTCCCTGCATCGGTCATGGAATCTATCTCAATCGCCGTTGAACCGAACTTCTTATACACAGCCGTAGCATCGGTACAGTGTTGAGTCTCGACAACAGGGATTTCCACTCCATCCCATACGTTTTCAATTCCCTGCCAGTCTGTCTCGTAGGTTACGGAGGTGACTTCGGTTTCAGCATCCAACGCCCCACTTGCTAAAGAGAGTTGATGCCAGTACCCGACTTGACCAAACATGAAGAATGGAATGGAACTGTCGGGAAGCGTGAATTTCATTGTTCCACCGGTAGTCGCTAGAGTTTTGGTGCTTGATCCAGCATCTTTTGTGGTGTCGGCAAAAGCCGCACATGGTTCCCATGTATCGTCACTCTTTCGATATTTCATCTGAGCTACTGAAGCAGTATCGTTTGCCTTAGAAATTGTCCATGTAAAGGTGTGTACGGGAACAGGAGTCATTATAAAGATACAATCATAAGCCGCTAATGTCGAAAGTGAATCCAATACCGCCACCGTGGTAGTGAGTCCATCGGAGACTTCATCTGAATAGTCCTCACCAAGAATAGGAACTGTGGGAATCGCCGTGGCACCCTTATAGACAATCAATCTTTTTACGTAAGAAGCGGTTCCAGGATAGATTTGATGCTGATCTACTCCATTTGAGAAGAAAAGAGTCTCATCCATAACGCTCCATGATGCCGGTACTGAGCTGGCTGAACCAGTAAAGACCTTTGTTCCGAAGGCTCCCGTAGTCACCGTAGGAGGATCGGCAGTAGCTTCCCAAACGTCATCATCTGACCGTTGCGTGTACATATGTCGCTCTGTCTTCTTACCTTTGGAAAACTGATACGCTGAAAGGATTTTAGCCGCGGTAGCGGTTGTGTGGAGTTGAGACATACCCCCACGTTGTTCTAAGCCGGGGTGCCTCTGACGCATATTCTGAATCTTTGAGAATCCACCAACCGGAAGTAACGCAGGTTCGTTGCGGGTTATATTCCCGCCCCTGAAGGAATTTGTTTCTATTTTAGTTAGCTTTTTCATAAATACGACTCGAAATCATTGTAGACTTCTTCTTGTGTTATGTCTGGGGTTCCCAAGTAGGCATGTAGAGTGCTTACCAACATATCGTTAAAGTCTTTGTAGTCTGCCGGACTTGGTTTCACTGGACTCTGTGGCAGAGACTTCATCATTATAATTGTTCTTGGTGCTATGAGGTGATGGAAAAATTCAGGCAATTCAGAGACTAATCCGTAGTAATCATCTGCCGCGCCCGTTCCTGTGATCGTCGCTGCCCTTGCCGCCGAATAGTCAGTTATAGTGTCTGTACTGTCGTCGGTAATATTGTCGATTTTCATTCCATTGTAATAGTCTGCTTCTAAACGTGCTGAAGTTGCCAGGGTAATTGATTTTGCCTCGCCAGCCGATGCTTTACCCATTGTAATGTCTCTGCAACGTGAGTAATACCAAAGGGTCAATGTATCACTGAAACTTGAAGCATCACAGACTATCGTATTCCCATACCAGTAATACAGAAACTCATTCCCCGAGTAAGATCCTGTATGCTTTTCATCAAGAGAAATAAAGTGAAGTTTGACTCCGTCTGAATTTTCTAATCTTCTGAGTTTAAAGAAGTCGGCGGGGAAACTGCCCGTTGAATCGGACATAGTGATTGATGCAGACGTTAAGAATAGTGCTGGTTTACGTGCGAATATAATACCGTGCAGAAACCTCTGGGAGTCGTTTATCTTCTTTATAATGTGGGCATTCTGAAACGCCCCAGAGGTATCTGTACCGATAACTTTAGTTGAAGAATGGTCATTCAATCCATATCTGACCTCTTCTAATATCTCGTAGCAATTTAGATATTTTACCATTACTCATCCTTTTTTACCCCTACCTTCTTCTTTGGAGCCCTTTTGTGCGGTTGTTTCATATAAACAACTTGCGGTTCTTTGTTCGTCATTGCTTCAGCGAGTTTTGCCATTTGCTCAGTCAAGGAAGAAATCTGACTTCTTAGATCGTCATTTTCCTTTTTAGCATCTGCAATGGCTTCTCTCTCTTCGTCTCTGACCGCAAAAGGTTCCAGAAGTACAAGGCCGAGGTCGATTGCGTATTGTTTCACCTCCCGCGTGGCTGGTTGATATGGGAGTCCCGATTGCTTACGGCTTTCGTTGCGCTGGTTGTACTCGACAACCTGTTTCTTTTTAAATTCAAAGTTACGCTCAATACCATCTTTGCGTACCTTCTCTTCATCGCAACCGTAAGTTAATTGACTCAAACCGCGTGGGCCGTGTGAGTTCAGAACATGCTTTCCACAAGCATCCTCTACTTCTAACTGTGTGCGGGGTTCCATTGTTCTGGAAATCCCTGCATGTTGCACAGTTATTTTTTCATCTGTCGGATTAAAAAGAACTATCATCTTGCCTCCTCTTACCAGTGATTAAATCGCTTTAATGACTGATAAAACTTATTGTTTGTATAACCTCTTCCGGTTCTGGAAGATAATCATACAGGTTATTACATTCACTGATATGCCAAGCTACAAGGTCTGTGATTAAGTATCCCTTGATATGGTCGTCATACAGTGTCTTCTTACATAGTGAAACGGTCTTATAGTCTTTGTGCCCATTCCTGTAGGGTAAAACGTAGTCTGGATGTTTACAGGTAGGAATCAACACAATGTGGTTATCAAATGCGCCGGCAAGGTGTACTGGAGCAGAATCGTTTGAAACCAAGACTTTAGCTTTATCTAAAAGAGCAATCAAACCACCCAAAGAGAGCTTGTCCCTGAAGTCATATCCATTCTCAGGGCATTCAACGGGAGCGTAAGAGTGTTTGGGTACACCGTCACCATCTATCAAGAGCGTTTTCCCTATCATCCCGACTGTATGTGTCTTGCTTATTCCGTCAACTACCTTCTGCCACCATTCAATCGGGAATGTTTTACTAGGCCATCCAACCCCTGGGTGAATCAGTACCAAGTCTTTCAGGTTCTTACAGATGTCTTTAGATTCCTTCAAATCCTTCTTGGAGTATGTGAGTTTCGGTGTCTTGAACTCATCGGGTAGTATCCTTCCAATACAAGCTGTGGAGATGTAGTCTACCGGGTGACACAATGGATGAATGAGCTTCATTTGAAGATGGTCTACCTGGCTTGGATGAGCATTCATTTCGTGCATGGCATCAAATTCACCTTCGGGATACTTACGATCTGCCTTAATGTCCAAATGGTCAAAGAGTCTTGGAACTGAGGTCAATGCGAAAATGTTGGCATCGGGATAGAGTTCTTCTTTCATGTATCTCAAAACCGGTTCCGAACAGACTTGATCTCCAATCCCACCGCCTACGAACATGAAGATGTTTCTTTTGTAGTCGTAGTCTTTACTCTTCCACATTTCAATATCTCGATCGATATCTTCAAAGATGTCTCTTTCCCATCCTGCGTAATGAACAAAGTAAGAATCCAGTCTGGTGAATCCGGTTAACCTAGCCATGATGCTCATTGAGTTCAATTTGTAGTCCAGATTGTGAACTTCTGTTTCATTCTCAAAGAGTCTGAAGTTTAAGAAGGTCTGTTCACCAAAAGCGTTTCTGAGTTGTTTTATTTCACCGGGTGGCTTGAAGATGTGGCGATGTTTCTTTGATACCACCATAACACCTGTATTGTAGTAGTCTCTGCCATTCCACTTGGGTAAGCGTACACCATAGACCTGCATGGCTTCGTGAAGACACATTGATCGTGGCGTGAACTGCCCTTCGTTGAATACCCCAAACTTGTCTTCAGAAACTATTTCAAACAAGTCCGGCGCATCATCCCTTATCAGAATATCCGCATCAATAAAGACTACCCTGTCATATTTTTTCTTCAAGAACTCGTAGATACTGAACTTCAACCAATGTGGACTGGGTACGAAACTCGCATCTTCCAATACGATTAAATCTGCACCTACCTTATCAGCGTAATTTTCAAAGAACGGTCTGGTTCTTAACCAGATTTTATTATACTTTTCACCAGCAACAATGGTGATTATCGCTTTATTCAAAGACCTTGCCTTTCGTTTTGTGCTCTACCCTTCTAAAAGCACTGTTCCCTTTACCACCGGCAACCTTTACGGCACCTTGCGTAAGCTGAATCTTGGAGTCCTTTGTCATGTCACGAATTTCATCACTCGCTTTCTTCTTCTGACTTTCTCTTACGTCTTCCATGTAAGCCGCAGTCCTGTTCATACGAGCCTTTACCGTGTCATTTGACATATCGCCGGACTTGATGAACTCCAAATCTTTTGGGTTGGGCTGTCTGAATCTTCCTTCTTCAACGCCGCCGAGTGTGGCGATGGGAACTGACCCGCCCACCGCCCTCTCGTAAGTCACAATGAACTTCTTGTTGACAGGATTCCAGACGCATCCCAACTTCGGGTCCATCAATCTCAAATCTTTCATGAATGAAGGATTTACATTAGGCATTTTTTACGAACCTGTATTCCCTTTCCATATAGTCACGGAAGTACATTATCCGTGGTTCTATACGTTTATGTTGGTCACTGTAGAAAAAAGCCATTTTCAGTGTTTTCTGAAGATGTGCTTCATCTACAACAACCTCTTCAACGACTTCAGACTCCACTACTTCATCTTCAACTTTCTTTTTGGTCATGATTTACTCCTATTCATTTACTTTCTCGAAAATGTCGTTACACTTGTCAAGGGTGTCATTGCATTTATCAAGAATATCAACAACCATACGAAACATGGCTACCTTATGAGCTTCACTCATATGAAATCCTTCGGGTGCTTCTATCTCACCTGAACCACCACAAGCGGGACAAGGGCGGCCTTGTTCAACTGTGCCTCTCTCGCTGCATATGCTACAGGGTATCTTCATGTCATTCACCCGTTAAGTCTCTACCGTAGCGATACCACTACCACCAGCAGCATTAGCCTGAGTGACATAAACTGTACTCCGTGTACCTTCCCAAGAAGCCCAACCAGTTTGGAATGAGTTCTTGACAACAATCTTATGCGTTGTGGCACAGTCATCATTGATAACTTCAGTCAATGTGGAAGTAATATCGTTCTCATCATAGAAGTTATAGAACATACTATCTTCAATGAGGAACAACCTGTCCGTGGTATAGTTTGCTGCAAATTTGATTGCAGAACAACCAGCAGTCTTTGATCTACTGTTGAACTCGCAATTCCTGAGTCTTACGTCAGACCCGCCAGATTGAGCACCTGTCGCACCAAAAAGCAATAGGGTATTATTGTTGCTCCTTGTGGAACTGCCCGAATGACCGATGTAACAATGATCAAGCAAGAGACCATGACCCGCTGCCGTTACTGATGTATCAATCCACATACAAGCCGCAGCCGCAGCCCCCGCTTGCTGAGATCGAACGTGACCACCAATCATGCAGTAGTGGTAATGGTTACTTCTGCCCTGATCTTTAATGGAGCATACACAAGCGGCATTCTCACCAAAGTTATTGACATGAATACCATGAAACTGACAATAATCACCTGTTACGAGCATTGCATAAGCTGCATCTGTAGCTGAAAGATTCCGAATGGTAACATCTCCACCATCACCATACCAACTATGGATCACCTGACCCATGCCAAGCATGTGGGACGAGTCCTTACTCCATGTAAAGTTGTCAGAATCGGTATCATACCTGCCGGGGAAAATGAGCATGACATCATTCCTATTAGCTACCATTGCTGCATGAGCTGTAACCGGGGAGTCGTAGATTTTATAGTTCTGCTCAACACCCCAACTCTGAAGTTGGGTTCTGAACTGTGAACTTGAACTTGAATCGGGAGCTACAAAGAACAACTCACCAACGCCAGGTCCAAGACCTGTCTGTCCCATTATCCATTGAATCAAGCTTGGGTCTAAATTTCGTTTCTTAATCATGATAATCTCCTAGTTTACCCCCTCCGTAGAGGGATACTGTGTTAAGGTTAATAAAAAAGGCGGGCCACCCTCTCGGATGAAACCCGCCTCAGTTTTTCTGATAGCGTTCTGTTACTTTAAATATGTCAAGAACTAAATCCCACCCTTAATAAAGATCAGGTTCGACCAGGTCTTTTAAGAGGGTCAATCCATTGCGACGATGTGTCCCTAAATTGGTGTACATTCTCAAATATAAATCCCACTCATCATATCCTGACCTTCTGTGCATGTTGCTTCCGTCCAGATTACCCCATCCCAGAGGTGTCAACTCGAATTTCTGAATCGCATCAGGAGTCTCGAAGAATACCATGTTCGGCTGTTGCATCGGGTCAACGATCATTTCGAGGGAGCCATCACCGCCACTGAAGGTTAGAGTCTCGTATCCACCTTTGAGAACGGTGGGTGCGAATCTCACATCCGGCATCAGGAGGTTGGCGTATTTCCTACGCTGTCCAAGCCCCATTCGGATTTTGGATACCCTCAGACCGGAACGCATTCTCGACAGGTCAACTCCGTTGAGCATCAGATCAATCGTGAGTTCTCTGTTCACGCTGGAATTGGAGATTATGTTTGCTCTCCATCTTGCGTAAGTGTCGGCATTGATGTTCTGGAAGGTGTCGATGTTGGTACCGTCATCGTAGATTCCAGTGAGTCCGGTAATCTCTACAGGTGTATCCGCAGAGGTCCATGCAGCATCTCTAGCACCAGACTTTACCGCTATACTACCTATTGCCTGTGCGGCGGTACAGACTGCGTAAGACGAGAAATAAGGATGGTTTACAGTATAAGCGGTTGTGGTTGATTCAAAGATAACTACCTTTGTAGACGGATCGATTGAGTAGGCACGGACTCCGGCGGCTCCTGAAGCGGCTGCGGATAATGAGTCGCCTGCGGAAACGTAAAGATCAACGACCTGTCCTTCCTGGAAGTACTGGACTCCAATATCGTTATCGAAGGTTCCAGCCCATGTTGCACTTGTACTCGGTGTTGCCGCGGCACTCAGACGGCCTATCTGCCCGAATCCGTCCCAATGGCACTGTCTGTTCATATCAACTACGATGGACTGATAGATATCATCCATTTCATCGGCAAGACCATCAACGAATGCCGCCGAATCTCCTTTGGCAATTTCAATCGCCGGGCCTGTAAGTCGAATCGAACCATAGAGGTAACGTGGCACGACTTTGGCCTGGTCTTTCGTCCCGGTCAACGGATCGGGAAGTTTTTTGCTTTCTGCACGTCCACCCGTACCCTGTGCGCGAGAGTAACGTACTCCAAATACATAACCATTTCCTTTGGGTGCGATATCCGACTTCGGGAACTGGTTATAGGTTATTGTTTCATCATTAAACTGATTCTTTAAACCGTCGCCATAGACGTCTTTCAGAATCTCACCAAGATTAGCCAAATCAGCATAGTTAGCCATTTTTCAAACTCCTTAGGTCCAGAGTTTACCTAATCGTTCTTTAAAGGCACTCCGGGCCTCTTTCATGTTCTTGACTTCGGGCGGCTTTTCAACAGGAGGATCGCCAGAAGGAATCACAGGGGGTTCTTTCTTGCCGTCCAAATAGGACTTAATCACCGCCTGATCGTATTCATCCTTCTTTTTGAGTCCATCTGCTACCATCTTATGCACCGCCTTCGTATCTGTTATATCAATGTCGTTCAGAGGGTTCCCGATGCCGAAGTGTTCTTTGATAAACTTTCCTTCACTTGGCGAAAGATCACTGAGAAGAACTTTAACTTCCTTCTCGTAACCTATTACGGCTTTCTTGGCTTCTTTTGCCTCTTCCTGCTTTCTGTCCACATCATCGTTTCGACGTTTCTCATCAGCAAGTTTATCTTCCAGCCGCTTAATCGTGTCATCGGGAAGCTCGTCCTGACGCTTCTTGCCTTCTTCTTCTTTTGCCCAGTATTCCTGATAACTCTCCAGTAGTTCATTATTATCAAGGAGCGTCTTCAGGTCTTTCTCACCGAGCTTTCCTTTTAAATCCCTTCCCTCTGTTACATGGGTCATCAAATCTTCGAGCGAATCAAGGTTATTGGCAGTCATGAACGTGTCAATTCCCTTTTCCTTCTCTCGCCATGCAGTCCAACGAGGGTCTTTATCCCAAGGAACTTTGTCGTCAGCGGGCGGTTCTTTACCGTCCTCCGGTGGCGGGTCGGTTATTGCGCCTTTGTCGTCAGATGGCGGGTCTGACCCTACTTCGCCTCTTTCATTCATTAACAATCTTTTCCATATCGGGTCCGAGCCGATCATTGCGGTTTTCATAATGTCCTCCTATGGTTTAAGGTTAATCAATACTGACTGACCTGAAAGCACAAAAAAAGGCGACAAATGGATGTTAATCCACTCATCGCCTCAACTTATTTGATAGCGTTATTTTAAAGAACTATTCTGGTATGTCCCAACTTCCTTCTATAAATTTTTTCCTCATTTCTTCTTGGCATTTAGACATCTTCTTATAAGGGTCTGGAAGAAAGGGATTTAGTAATACACTTTTTCCTTTCCTCGTAGACGCACACTTTAAAAAACCGTTTAAAACTCCTATAAGAAATTTTTTCCCATTTGCCCTCGACTGCATCTTTACATATTGTTTATTGCTCGATATTCCAAGAAAATCGTTTGCAAACTCTTTTTGCCAAGGAAACAGTACTATATTACGTTCTTCACAATATTTCTTAAATTTATCTTTCATCATCCCCTCCGTTCTTCGGATAGCTTGCTGATAAATCTATCTAAATCTGGTTCCAATAAACTTATCTTTAACTCAGCACGGGTTATCTTTCCATGTTCTAATATTGGAGATAACTTCCCATAGATCTTATTATCTTCTAAAACTTTCAGCAAGTCAAGTATTTTTTTTCTCATTTTCCACTTTCCGGGGATTCTTTCCCCTCCATTTGAGCCATCTGCTCTAGCTCTGCCTGTTTCGCCTTCATAAGAATCATCCTATGAGCATCGGTATGCTGCATGGCGATTTCCTTCAGGTCGTCTGACAGGTTATCGAACTCGTTTGAAAGAAGGAATCTCTTATGAACTTCAAAGTGTACTGCGTGTTCATCGAAGTCAAACAATGGGTCATCGTTAATATCTTTCATCTCGCCGGTTTCCGGGTTGACTTCCATGAGGTAGATGTTTTCTACATTACTCGTAGCGATATCGGTATTCTCCCGTTCTGCTCTTTCACGGTCTACGTCAAGTTTCTCTGCAAACCCACTAAGACCTAACTTCTTGAGATATTCCCTGCGAATTTCAGGATCTTCAATCTCAAAGAACTTATACTGAATCAAGTCCATAAGGATTTGTTTCTTCCCGGCTTGCGTTGTGGACAATCCAGACTCGATTTCCAGTTTAACATCTGTGTTGTTACGTAAATCCGCACCCTTGAAGTTCATTATGCGCTTACGACTGTTTCTGCCCATGACACTTATCTTGCGATTTTCTGTGTAAACGTCCCGAGATATTATCAGACGCTTCTTGTAAACAGCGCTCATCTGAGTATTGTAGCGGTCTATATCAGGTACATGACCCTTCTCGGCAGTCTCACGCAGGATATCTACCATGATACCAGAAGATTTAGATGATGGCGCCTTGCCTCTCATTATATTCTTGGGATCACCAGACAGGTCTTGAATCTGTATCTTTGAATTATTGCGTTCTTCCAAGATTTGCTGTGGTAGTGCAATGCCCTGTTCAAACTTCGGTTCTTTGCCGCCTGAAAGTAAAGCATCATATTCAAGTGCCAGAAAACCTTGCCCGCCTTCACTCAGTCTCTTTATCGTAAGGCCCGTTGGAGTGATGACTCTTGGCCTACCTAATCCCTTACGATTCATTATAAGAGCCTGATCTATTTCGTTGATTTTGTTCTGAGGACTGATAAGATCATTCACCCCAGGGTCTGACCAGAATTTGCCTGGAATTTTGTTATAATGGAAGTCAGTCAGAGTATAGTACCATTTGCCGTCTTTGACAGGGATAGGCATTCGATCTAAATCTATCAACTTTTCATTGCCAGCAACTACGAGGTATCTGCCCTTTGGATACTTAATAGAGGGTTTAACTTCCAGTTCCTTGAATAGTACCAATTCCTGTTCGTTGAGTTCGATAGAATTGTTTTCAAGCCCATGCCCTTTCCAGAGTGACACATTGCTTACGAGCTTCAGTAATCTCTTCTGGTAATCAATCGCTCTCTCGCTATCACCGCCCTTTATCTTTACATTGAAGGTATCTTCTACCCATTCCCGGGGAACCAATGACCGTATGCCGATCCAGCGTTTGTCCCTGAAGTTCTCGCCCAGACTGTCCATGATGACGTTGAAGTTTATCACATTCTTGGCGACGACTTCCCCGGTTTTAATGACCGTACCCTTTTTATCGATGAACCAAGGCCCACCATCCATTTCGGGGATTGTTCTCATGAATGCCGTACCACCAAGGCACATCCAATCGATGAGTTTTTCCTTTTCACCCTGAATCTCATTGTCATTGACCGTATCCAGCCATATAAGGAACTGTTCTCCGAGCCTTGCCGCTTCCCGATCTTCTCTTTCATCTGTGTTGGGGGTAAGGGTTGGTTTAAGATTCTGCCCTAAGAACATTGCTCTGACGGCTTTAACGAAGCTCCTGATCTCATTGTCAACGGGCGTTGGGACATACTGTGGCATTTGTCTCCGGCGGAATGTCCTGGACGACCTCATGTATTCAATCCACTGTTCGCCCATATAGTACAGTATGTTCCGGTAGGTGACTCGATCTTGCATTGTCCGTGCGTAATCCACGTCAGTATTGAACAATGCGTTGACAAAATTAACTAAATCCTTACCTTTTAAATCTTCTCCTTTCTTGAAAAACTTATAGGTATCCATTATATTACTCCTTATACCGGTATCCCAAATTCTACATCAGGCGCAGGTTCTGTCGGTTTTGCGGCTTCTTCTTTCCGTACTTCTGCCATGACGTACTCTTCGTAACTCTTCGCCATAATACGGTTCAGAAGCTCAGATTCACGCCTTACAGCCTCTCTTTTGTCTAATTGGTGTATCACCCCTTGATAAATAATGATACCTATTAAAACGGCTATTGCTACTTCCATGATTTCTCCTTTCTACCAATGGGCATATTCGCCCTCGTTAATTTCATTGTATTCATCCCATATTTCCTTCAATTCCAAATGGGCTACCTCTGAAACGTCTTTCGGTGCCTTCTTTGGCTCAACTCTCTTTTCAATGGTTCCAATAGGTCTGGACATGGCGATATGAGCGGCTTCATCAAAACAATTATGTACTGTTATACCACCATTAACACAAAATGCATGTGTGTAAGCAGCATCTAAACAGAAAACATCTTGTTCACCCACATAAATCACTTGCTTTACTTTTGCGTGTTTCCCATGTTGACCTTGAAGTACAATGTGGTGAACAAGTTTTTCCGAATCCAACAAATTTGGTTCCACACCATTTACATATTCCTTCGGATCTACTATCAAGTTGCCATTTCCTTTGCTGACACCTTCGTGAACAATAGATTTGAAATGGCAATCCCTTAAAAACCTTTTCACAAAAGACACATGTTTTATCTGTTCGCTGACGTATTTTGTCTTTACAGTGTTTTTCGTACTGTTGTTTGTGCCATTCCAATCCTTCTTGACTTCCATGCCATTTGTTAGCCCCAACATGCAATGCATCAACCCATTGTTGTGTATAATTAAGTTTCCCATGTTGCGACTTATGCTCTGAAGAGTCTTTACATTCAAGATTTTCAATTTGGTTATTATATCGGTTAAAGTCTTTATGATGGATATGATAACCCTTTTTAATTTTCCCATTATGATATTCCCATACTGCCCGATGTAACCTTTTTCTTGTCCTAGCAAAGTATTTTTCTGATAATATGTACCTTTTACCATTAAACTCTTGTGTGGTACTGTCGATATTTTTGACTCGCATGTTAATACCTCCATAATATCTTTATTATTTTGGATACTAACATGGCACGCTTCATCAGTCAAGTCTTTTACTTCTTTCCATCTACCATCACTGGTTAATATTTTGTGATCTTCAGTACAAGTAATAGATTTATCGTCATCGAATAAAACACGAAACACTTCTACTTTTTCTCTAGTTTTCCTACAATTATAAAAATCTGTCCAATATCCCCCACAGGTTAAAACCTTACCACTTTTACCTACAAGATTCTGTAATGTAATTTCCCCATCTTTTGTATCGACTATTGTACTACCTACCAAACAATGGTCTTCACCTTTTGTATTAACGTCTTCAATGTTATTCTCATCGACTACGAGATTCGGCAAAGTCCTGATAAACTGTTTGCAATTAGGGTATACCTTCATCATCGGCATATCTTGATCGTGTCTCAGCCTCTCGTGCATCTGTTTAATCTTGGCGATTCGATTCTTATCATCTGCCGGTCTTAAAGTAAGCCCATTATCCCTGAAAACTTCCATTGTCGATGGACCCTGCCCGCCACCCAAGTAGTTAGGACGTTTCTGGAAACAATCACTCCCGGCCAGTCTCGAATTTACCCTTCCCCAGATCCCCAGACCTTTCTCTTTGGCAATAATCCCTTTGGCAATGTCTGTATCGGTCATTCTCAATCCCTGATTCGGGCTTCCATTCCACCCATACCATTCGTCAAACCGATAAACCCTACCGTCATTGTCTATCCACCACCACCCTATTGAAAACGGAGCACCAAAACCCCAATCATAGGTCATTACGATAGGCGCATTATCAGGAACAGGCAAATCACCATCAACAACGTGCATCGGTGGCGACCATTCCTGAAACGCCTGACCTACAAAGACGTTCCAATCACCATCCCTAAAGGCCTTCCTGATCGCTTCGGGAAGAGTATTCAGCATGCCCCAATAGGTTGCGTCGATGTACTTGTTATCATCAGCCTTTGACGGAATATAGCAGAATTGTTCCCTGTAATCTATAGGTTGTTCAAATGTCGGCGCCCATTCATCACCATATATCCGATCCATCCAAAGAGCTTTTACCCACCCATGACCTACAGACCCAGGGTTCGTACCGCCTACAAACGGGCATTCTATGTCTTTCAGTCCTGGCCAACGAAGTCTCTGCCTCAAAAATGTGAACACATCGTAATCGTTTTTGGTCAGTTCGTCAACGAGAATAGCCGCAAATTCACTTGAAGCGTACTTTGCAGGGTCATCGAGGTTCCTGAAGCAGATAATCCCATTCCCATATTCAGGCGAAAGTATAAAACATCTCCCATAGTCTTTATGATCGGTATAGTTCTTGCCCAACCAATCAGGAAACTCTCTTGAAATCTTCTGTAACTGACGATCCTTTAAAGCCGGATAGTTCTCACAAGCCAACATCACATTGACCCATGTAAGTCCATACTTGGCGAAGATCATCATTAAAAAACGTACTGCAAACCATCTCAGGCCATAGGACTTGCCCCCGCCCAACGCCCCACCATATAGAAGAAACTTATACAGTCCAGTATCAAACTGCTTGCAAAGCTCTATCTGCCGTGGTTGGAACTTGGCTATCTGATATTCAAAATTGAGATTCTGTCGCTTTTTCATCCGGCTCCGCAAAGGCGTTTTCTACAATCACCTTAAATTCGTCCATATTCGATACTTTAATCTCCGTGGGGAACTCTATACCATCCACGGTGATCTTGTCCTTTGGAGACTGGTTAATGAAACCACAATGACCATTCTCGTCGTCATCCCAAGCCCAAGCACCACAGCGCCCGCCAAGACATCCACCAATCACCTCACATCCAAACGCCCCCCGGTTGTGATTCAGCAAACGATGCAATTCTGTCACCTGATACTTCGGACACCATACTCTATGCGATTCTGCTGCTCTCATCTTTTCTCCTTTCCTATTGTACCTACCAGTTTCCGAAGTTTGGCACCAATACTACCCGGTTCAACAGTGACAACCTTGATGTGTTTTCTGTTTCGTACTGCCAGTTTCAAGGAATCTCTCCGATCAGAACGATTAACAGCGGGCATATCCGTAGCAATCTTCAGAATCTGACACCTTTCATTTAAACTTTTACCTTTTAATATCATATCCCTACCTTTCTATTGGTTATTTCCATCAGTCTGTTTAACTTCCTTACGATTTCGCTTATATTGTAATATCCACCACTAGGCAATTCCCTTATCGGTTCCAGCCCTTCAATGGAAGTGGTCACATTCGTCTCATCGGACTTGGTGACGTATAGCGTCTCTTCTTCCTCTATATCCCACTTTTCAGGGCACCACGCAGGCACCTCATTAGCAGGACATACCGGAATACATGGCACACCTGAACCGGCTACACCCCTCTTCTCGACAACCTTATTGCCACACCAGAGAAACAAGGCATGGGCAAGGCTATGTTCGCAGTCGGCGCAGTTCATGGCTTCATCCAGCGTATAGTCGTATCATCGTCCGATTCTGATGCCCTGAAGATCCCAGTACCACACCGTAATTGCATGTACGCCACTTCCGGCACCTCGATCATCTCCAGCGGAGTCTCTTCAAGGGTCTTGAGTTCTTCGCGGGCATCGATGTAAGCATTTTGTGCATCGTGCAATACCTTCTTCCTATGCTTCACCTTATCAAGTGTCGCCTCCATCAACCCTTCTGCATACTCTTTCCTTCTCGCATCCTCTGCCTCTTTACGCCTTAACTCTATATCGTTCTTTATCGTCTTCATTGTTCCTTCCTTTCTGTTAATGGTTTAAAAACCCTCATCGTATCTCTGACCCTACCCTAATCGCCTTCACGTACCTTAAATCCGCCGTATATATCGGCCTACCATACTCATATACCGTAACCAACATCGCAGGGACTACTTGACGTGTAACCCTCGAAAAAACGCTAACCTCACTCACCCTCACTGAATTGGCATAAGGAAAAACCATCGGTTCGTCCTGACCAACAAACCAAAGCAGAACACCCAAGATGAGGATAAACCGTCTAATCGTCAACATTACACGGATACGCATAATCCTCTTCCAACACTTCAATATACCGCTTCTTGGCTTTCGCCAGATCCACCAAGGCTTTCGCCTCAGTATCGCCATAACCACTAATATTCGGTGCATCCTTTACCTGAGCGATATAACGTCTAAGTTCTGAACTGTAGAAAACTAACATATGACCCCTACCCCTTCCAACCACACCAACATGAACCCGTGCTACTCTCTGACCATTCATGACCCTCACTACACCGGTACTGGGTCGTGGTCGTATTCGGATCGTGGTGGTGATAGTTACCGTCCTCATCGTAGAATGACTGACACCATAGCAATGTACGGGTACTGCCTCCGGGGAATACCTTCGACCTCCCCTTACACGCCGAACAAAACTTCTTCAATGGTGACTTCATACAAATTAACTTATTCATAGACCCCCTTTAAAACTTCCTCACCGTCCTGCCATCTGAAATCATAGCGCCATGACTCGACTTCCACACAACCGAATTCTTGCCACAGATTATCGACTTAAACTCAGAAATGCCTATCACCGCAGATAACGTGATCCACTGTCTGTCATAGCATAGTGTCGTCATGCCTTCACCATCTTTATCCTCTACTGTAATCGCAAGATAACTGTCTGTCCATTCTGCCGCCGCAGCAATCACAAAATGTAACATCTTAGACCCCTTTTATATTAGAAAACCCCTGTAGCGTGATATTAAGTACTATCGATCCCCGCCCCCTGGGGGTGATGCCCCCCGGTCGTCCTCTATCCCTGGTTGCCGTACTTGCCGTCCTCATCGTCAGACCCGTGGCACATCGCTGCGTATCTCCTACCTGCACCGTACTTCTCAGTCACTAGCCATGCCGGGCCCTTGCTGCTCTGATCTGTTGCCCTTGTCTCCATGCCAGCACATAGACTGCATTGTCCCTCTATCATACCGTGTTTGCATCTATCCATCATGCCTCACACTGCCTTATGATATCCATTCTCATAGCCCTGGACACTGTGATGCGTTCAATCAATGCCGTTGCTCGCTCTCTGCTGCCTACCCTTATAGCTTCCTTGTTCACCTCTGACTTATCACCCCAGTTCTTGTTCCTGCGCTTGAATCCTGCCTCTGAGATATCATAACAGGTAGACCATCGGTTATCTTTATCAGTGGAGTATGCCTTGCCAAGTTCAAGGACCTGGCCGGCGACTTTTACCGTAACAGACTTAGGTGTTACGCTAAGGGGTTTTGTTACGCTAACCCTGTCATCTGTTACGCTAACTCTTGATGCTTTTACTCTACACGCCGGGCTACAATACCTTGCTGTGCTTCTCTTGCTCTCATAATTCCTTCCGCACTGTTCACATACCATAATTCTCCCATCCTTTCCTATTAGTTAATAATTAAAAGCCCTTACAATCAATCCTCCGGCTTCTCTACAGGCGTAACATCGATAGGCTCTGTACCAAAGCTCACCAAAGGCTTGACGATGCTGGTGGCCTTCTCCTCTTCTAAGCGTCGCGCAGTGTGTACTTGGTTGAAAGCATAGGCTATATTGTTTAATGACGCGCCTTTTAGTTTGTCCTCGTTTATGAGATTCTCACTCATTACCCTCTCAATATTGGTTAGGATGTTTATTCTTTTAGCCTTAAACGCTTCAGTCACTTGGGGGTCACCGATCATATTGATAAGTGCTTGTATCTTCTTGTACACTGTAGGTTTAGGCATTCCGTAATAATCGGCTATTTCCTGATAGCTATGGTTATTTATGGTCTTGAGTTTGATTGCTTCAAGGATGTCAAATTCGTTTACTTGGTTGTTTATTGCTGGTAGGTTCTTAGTCGCTGTGTCTGTCTTAGCCATTTCTTTTCCTTTGGCTATGTTAGGTTATGTGACCCCAGGTATTATCCCAGGGCCACGTTATGAGGAGAGAGGTATGAGATTCTTTAGAGTATGAGAGACTGTGCAATTCTATTCATACCTGCATTATTTCACAGCTTTATTGGCTTGTCAAGCAACTATTTCCAAAGTTTACCAAAGGATTATGCGATTTATTTTGATTTAGTGCATTATCTACTTGACATAGTATTATTAATAATAGTATAGATTAATTAACACAATATGAAAGGGGCATGAGACATGAAGCATTACACTGAAATTTCAAAGGGGCTCGATAGTGAAGGGACTTTCTGGACTGTCACTGTTGAAACCGACGACGAAGTTCGCCATTATGGCAAGTTCCGAGATAAATTCGACGCTTGGGACAAAGCAAATGAGATAGATAAACAATAGGGAGGCAATAAGATGCACAAGCATAAATGTAAAAGATGTGGTTATGAGTGGGAAAGCAAGTTAAAGGTGCCTAAAGCGTGTCCACGGTGCAAGCGTTACGATTGGAATAAGTAGTTAATACATTAAAACAATATGAAAGGGGTAGGACAATGAAAAAGACAATCGGTTATAACGAAACAATCAGAGTATACTCCAAAAGATTTATTACCATGATTCACCGCATCCAGCGCACCGGGGAAGATGGACCAAGATGGCCCTTACATACAGTGGCAGACCATTCCAATGTTGATTTTGGATACTGGGCTGGCCACATTGACACTAACTGGTGTTATTCTCGCATTTAACTCTTCACTCAGTCCACTACTTTAGTGGGCTGGCATGAGTAGTTAAATATAAGAGGGAGGTTAGAGAGCATGAGATTTAATGACGTACACGGGACAGACTGGACATTTAGGAGCGTTGACGGGGAAACATTATACAGGTTCCCTTTTTCCGGCTATGCAATCACGGCAGACGACAAGGAAGCAGCCCAAGAGTTTGAAAGGGATCATCCAGACTGGACGAAGGAAATTGAGCACTTTTGATTGTCAACGATCCATTAACTAATCATACTAAAATCTTGGCATATTGTCAAGAGAAATGAGGGAGTTATGCAGATAGAAAATGCTACAGATTATGAGCTTGATAAAATTATAGAATTGTCAATAGGCCGGATTTTACGCCTTGGAAGTCGCCCAACACAACCAGGGGATATTGAAGAATATGACAAATATACCCGGCTCGCAATAAATGCAGATCAAGAATTGAAAGACCGTAAAGCACTTTAACACCCTACAGGGAGAAAGGTTCAAGACGATGAAAATAGAAAACATGAAGCATATCGGGTTTTATCATGAGGGGCGACATATCTTTTTCATGGAAAAGAAAGGCAAGGATGTTAGTTTTCCAAGATGGAGATTGACTTGCTACTATGAAGCGCACTTGGC